GTTGCGGTACCGTACAACGACCCACTTCTCGAACACTGCGAGCATAAGCCATGCCATCACCTGGCCCTCATCACCGTCGGCGATGAGAAGACGAGGCGGCTTGCCATCCTTGCTCTGCTCGAGCTTGATTGAGCCCTTGAACTTGTACCGCGGATTGTAAATCATCCGCAATCGCTCGATGGTCTGAACTGCGCGTGTCAGCGACCAGCTCTTTGACTTGTAATCGCGAAAGAGCATCGACGTTGCGATCTGGATGATCTTTCGCCTGTCGGCTTCCATGACGCCAAGAAACTCCTCGACGATATCGCGAAGATCGCTTCGGTCTTCCTCAGTCAGCGTGACGGGAACCTCGGGATCGACAATCCTTCCCTTGATTGCCTTGTCGACGTTGCCGATGCTGCTCAGGTAGTAAAGTCGTTCCTCAATCGCCGGGAGGTACTTGACGGCAATCGCGCCGTACTCCCAATCCTCCTTGTCCCAAACCAGCTTGACGCCGTCAATGGGACTCTGGTTGGACCAAAAGGACCATTCATCCGTCTCCATGGTGCCCTCATCGATAAACGTTGAAGGCTCACTGGTGACTGCAGGCCGCTCAACCGGAGCGAAAGAGACCAACCCTTGCTGGTCGTGGTGAAAACAGAAACAACCAAGGCAGCCATACTGGCCTACCTCACGGTGCGCAGCAAGAAGGGATGCGGCATAAGGGAAATAATTGTTGCGAGCAATGGAAACTGTATTTAGGTTGTTCAACCCGGGCAACCGATAGGTGGCAAGAAACACATTGGAATCTTGAACCTTGCTGGGAGCCTGTGCGTAGTACCCACATCCCGTGGACTTGCGCATTAGCTCAACCTCCTCGGCAGTCCAATAAGTATCGACAACCTTGCATGGCAATTGCCTACGGATACATAGAGGAGTGATACGTCGCTTGACACGCTTGAACAGTGTCCACCGTTTGGCGAGGCACTGGTCGCACTCTTGTACGGAAAAGGAAATGCGAAAAACAATATTCACGTCGGGTGAGGTGCGACCCCATGCAGCCTCCAATGATAGGGCAGACGTAGCCCACGCATCACAGACCTCACATGGGTGTTTCCCGACCGGAAGTGTTGTTGCCGTTGCAATAACCATTCCGGGGTGCAGCCAACGCAAAATGCGCCTGGACGCCTCTTTGTCCAGTTTTGGTCCGTAGAAAATCAGCGCAAGTCGAGGGG